TCCCGTCGCCAGATCGACCGTCCAGTCGATGCTCTCGACCCGCGGCTCCTGATCCAGCATCACCCGCACCGTGCCTGCCACGGGCTTCGTGATCGTCCGCACCCAGACCTGCGCGCCCGACCGATAACGCCGGATCAGCTGGAACGCGCGGCGCACCCCATCGCCGCGGCCAAGCTCCTGATCCTCTCCCGTCACCTCGCGCGACGGCCGGCTCGACTTGAAATCGGCCCAGTCCTTCCAGCGAAAGCCGTTCAGCTGCCCCCGCCGCGCCTCGAAGAAGGCCACAAGCGCATGCAGGTCATCCAGACTGCGCAGGCCCAGCCCCGCGTCATAGCGCCGCCGGCTGTCGGCCCAGGGCGTCGCCCGCTCCTCGAACCCGTTCGACAGCGCCACGATCTGCGTGCGCCGCTCGGGCCCGCCCAGGGCACCAAAGCTCAGCGACGCGGGAAACCGCACCTCATGAAACGACATCTCTCACCTCACCGGTTGCGCTGGCCGCGCGCGATGGCGCGCGAGGCCTCGGCGGCGATCTGGCTCTGGCTGCGGCGGAAACCCTCCACATCCTGCGTGGCCACGTTGATCACCACGTTGATCGGCCGCCCGCCGCCCCTGACGCCCAAGCTTCCGTCCGGGCCGCGCGCAAGCGGCATGATCGCCTCGGGCCCCGCCTCGCCCATCAGCCCCGTGCCGCCCTTCATCGGAAAGGCGGTGGCCCCGCTGACCACCCCGCCCTTCGCGAACGGCGTGATCGCCCCCACCAGCCCCTGCGCGATCGCCCCGCCCACTGCGCTCTGCACGGGCCGCAAGGCAATGTCATAGACCGTGTCGGCAATGCTCCGCGCCACCGTCTTCAGCGCGTCCCCCAGACGCATCCCGTCGAAGGCCAACCCGTCGAAGGCCCGCCGCAGGCCCCCGCCGATCCCCGACGACAGGCTGCCCACCTCACGGCCCGTGAACACCATCGTCTCGCGCATCCGCGCCAGTTCCCCCTCGAAGGCCGCAGCCATCCCCGCCGCCTGCCCCATCGCCGCCTCCAGCGCCTCGACCTGTTCGGTCAGTGTCTCGGTCCGCGCCATCCGTCGCCTCCATGTCGGGGAATGCCGCGAGCAGCGCATCCAGCCGCGCGCGGGTGAACATGGGGGCCGCCGCCTCGGCCCCCAGCATGATCCGCAACTCCAGGGGTGTCAGCCGCCAGAAAGCCTCGGGCGTCAGCCCCAGCCCCCGCAGCCCCGCCTCCATCAGCCCGGGCCAGTCGATGCGCCCGCTCACGGCCGCACGAAAGCCCGCGCCAGCAGTTGCGCCGCCGCCTCCGCCGCCGCCAAAGGCCCGCCGGCCACCTCGACCGCCACCAGGTCGGCCGCCGACCCCTGCCAGCCCCCGCCCCGCAGGCCCGCCACCAGCAGCGCCAGCACGTCGCGTGCCGAGAACCGCCCGGCCTCGAACCGCTCGACCATCGCCATCAGGCTGTCGTCGCCCAGACTGGCCTCGAGTTCCGCCAGCGCCCCCAGCGTCAGCTTGGCCACATGCCGCCGGCCGTCCAGAACCACGGCCACCTCGCCGGCCCAGGGGTTCACGGCAGCGCCACAAAGGTCAGCACACCCGCGCTCGCCAGCGACAGTTCGTAGGTCGCCTCGCCGTTGTGCGTGCCGGCATATTCGATCGCGGCAATCTGGAACGGTCCCTCGACCACCCCGAAGGATGGGATCACCACCTGCCATTCCGGCACCTCGCCGCCAAAGAAGATCGCCCGCGCCCGGGCATCGGTGCTGGCGTCGCGGAACACGCCCGATCCGCTGACCGACGCCGATTTCACCCCGGCCCCCGCCAGCAACTCGCGCCAGCCACCCGAGCTCTCAAGGCTCGTCACATCCACCGTCTCGGCGTTGAAACTGATGCGCGTCGCCCGCAGCCCCGCCACCGTCTCGAAACTGCCGTCCCCCGTCAGATCGACCTTCAGCAAAAGATCGCGCCCGTTCTGCACTGCCATGGTCTACTCCTGATCCTCGATCCGCGCCCGGAAGATCAGGTCGATCCGCCGCACGTCGCCTTCATCCACCCGCCGCGCGCTCGCCTTGACGAACCGCATGGCCACCAGCCGCCCGCGCGCCAGCGCGCCGGAAAACCCGGTCAGCGCGTCCGACACCGCCACCGCCACGCCCTTGGCCGCCGCAAACCCCGTGGCGTCCGAGATGACCGAGACCTCGACGGCATGCGCCGCGCCACCGCCCGTCTTGTCGGACTGGTCGGTCACCTCCTCGGGCCCGATCAGCACGAAGGTCCCCGCGCCGCCCCCCAAAGGCACCGCGTCAAAGACCGGCACCCCCGCAAGTGCGGGCCATCCGGTCAGCCGCGCATAGACCGCGGCCTGCAAGGCCGCCGCCGCCCCATAGCTCATGCCGGCACCTCCTCGCGCGCGGAACAGACCAGATGGCGCCCCTGCGGATCGCGCTCGGTCACCGCCAGAACGGTGAACAGCCGCGTCCCGTCCCGCAGCCGGCTGCCCGCCAGGGGCCGCGCCGGCGACCCCACGGGCGCGCCCCGGACCGTCACGCGATAGGCGGTCGAGGCAAGGGTGATCTCCTCGCCCGCCACCTCGCGCCCCGCCCCGGGCACGACCTCGGCCCACAGGACACCCGCGATCACCCAGCTCTCGGCAAAGCCGCCCGCGCCATCCGGCACCGTCACGGGCCGTTCCAGCACCAGACGGCGGTTCAGGTTCGGCACCCTCATGCGCGCCCCCCCAGTGTGCGGACCGTGCGCCAGCGGCTGATCAGGTCGGCCACCCCGCCCGGAATCCCAAGGCCACCGCCATCGTGCCGATGCTCGTAGCGGTGCGCGGCCAGCATCAGCACGGCCGCCGCCAGATCCTTCGGCACCGCCGACCAGACCCCGAAGCCCGCGTCGAACACCACCTCGACCCGCCCCCCGTGCGGCACCGACGGCAGCAGGAACCCCGCCCCCTCCAGCTTTGGCCGTTGCATGTCGGGCACCAGCCGCCAGCGGTCCGCCGGCACCACCGTGGCAGCCCCCGTCCCGTCGAACACGGTCACGGACACCACGGCGCTGACCGGCGCCACCGGCAGCGCCTGCGCGTCCCGGTCCCGCCAGTCGGCCAACCGCAGCCTGAACCGCCGCCCGATCACCGCCTTGCCGGTCCGCCCCTCGACGGCCGCCAGCGCGCCCCGCAGATGCGCCTCCAGCAGGCCGTCCTGCATCCCGTCGTCGGCAAACCCCGTGCCAAGCCGCAGTTCGGCCTTCAGCTCGGCCAGGGGCAGCGCCGCCAGCGCCACCCCCGTCTCTTCGGTCAGCACCATCTTGTCCCTCCACCACCCCCAGGGTTCAGGCAAGGACGCGCGCCCCGCACCGCCCGGTGGAGGGGGGGAAGCAGCCGATCGGCACGGGAAACCGGCGCGCGTCCAGGACCGGGGTCGCCCCCGGTGGCGTCAGCGATCCGTCACGAGACGGCGAACCGCAGCAGCTTGATGGCGGCAAAGTCCGTCACGTCGCCGCCCACGCGCTTGGACGCGTAGAACAGCACATGGGGCTTGGCGCTGAACGGATCGCGCAGGATGCGCAGGTCCGGGCGCTCCGCGATGGTATAGGCCGCGCGGAAATCGCCGAAGGCGATGGCATGGGCCCCCGCGGCCACATCCGGCATGTCCTCAAGGATCAGCACCGGATAGCCCATCAGCACCGCCGGCTGGCCCTGCTGCAGCCCGTCGGCCCACAGGAACCGCCCGTCGGCATCCTTCAGCTTGCGCACGGCCCCCGCGGTCTTGCTGTTCATCACGAAGGTCGCATTGGCGCGGTAGTCCGCCGCCAGCGCATAGACCAGGTTCACGATGCAGTCGGCCGCGTTCGTCGTCGGGAAATCCGCCGCCGCGCCCGACGGCACATAGCCGATGTTGCCCCAGGTCCAGACCGCATTCGCGACTTTCGGCGGCAGCAGGAAACCCTTCGGCTTGTCCACCCCGTCCCCGGTCACGAAGGCCGCGGCCTCGGCCCGGATGAACCGCTGCGCGATCTTGCCCGCCAGCCAGCCTTCCACATCAAAGGCCGTGTCGTCGAGGATCCGCTGGCTCGCCTTCGGCATCGCGGCAAGCTCGTGCAGCCGGATCGAGATCCGCTCGATCAGCGGCGTCGAGGTCTCGACCGTCGCCGGGTTCTCCTGCGCCCATGCGCTG